ACTACAATAAACTAGTAAAAGACGAACAACTAGGCTTTAGCATCGAGGGTTTTTTGGGAATGAAATTAAGTAACCAATTAACTAAATATAACATGAATTTCCCAGACGGAGAACACCTTATTGAAGGTAAAATCTACGTAGTTAAGGACGGCCAAGTAGTCGAAATTAAAGAAGTAGAAAAAGAAGAAGTCGAAATGACTGAAGTAACTGAAGAAGTTACCGAAGAAGTAGCTATGGAAGACACAAGCGTAACCGAAGAAGAAGTCGTAGAAGAAGAAGTAGCTACTGAAATGGCTATCGACCCTGTCGCTGACACTGAGGCTATCTTAGCTATCGTTATGCCATTAATCGAAGAACGCGAAAAAGCTATCATCGGAATGGTTGCAGACCTTAAAAACCAAATCGAAGAACTCGGCGTAGTTAAAGAAGAAGTCGAAGACGAAATGGAACTAGCGAAAGAAACAAAAATGTCAGCTTTCGACAGATTCAAAGCGTTCCGCGCATCAAACAAGTAACAATTAAAAACAAAATAAAAACCAACACCAATGATTAGAAACCTTAAATTTGACTTGGACGTAGACACAAACGCGTTGTTATGTCCTAACCCAGACGAGTTTTACAGCCGTGCTTATTTAACTGAGGACATCGCTGATAACTATCGTACTTTGCCTGGCATTAAGTCGGCTACTAAATTAGCGAACGTTACTTTCGGTAACATCTTAGCGCCTTCTACTTGTAACTTTGCTGCACCTACAGACAACCTTGACGCTGTTGACATTGATGTGTGTGCCCTCTCAGCGATGAGCCAAATTTGTCAGTTCGATCTAGAGCAATCATTTTTAGCTTTGCAAATGGCACAAGGTTCTAACGGCGACTTTTCTGTAGCTTCTTTCATGTCTTACTACTGGACTGAAATGGCTGGTAAAATCGGACAAGACCTAGAGTTAATCCGTTGGCAAGGTGATACCGCTAGCCAAGACGACGTTCTTTCTTTGTGTGACGGCTACATTAAAAAATTGTGTGCTGACAACGCAGTAAACGGAGTTTATGGTGGTGCTGTTACTTCGTCTAACGTATTGGCTCAAATGACAGCTGTACTTCAAGCTTCACCTACTGCAGTTCAATCTAAGCGTGCTGACCTTCGTTTGTTCGTTTCTTCTGACGTATTCGTAAACTACCAAATTGCTGCCGCTTCAGGTAACACATTGACTTACGTTACTGCCCCGCTTGCACCTACTTTCTTAGGAATTAAAATTGTTCTCGCTGAGGGTATGCCTGTTAACACTATGGTGCTTGCGTTAAAGACCGATCTTATTTATAGTTTTGATGCTGAAGGTGACTCTAAAGCTTTGAAAGCAGTTAACCTTTCTGACTCAGTAGCTGAGCCTTACATCCGTACACGTGCGAACCTCAAAGCTGGTTTCCACTATACGAACCCTGACCAAATTGTTATGTACAACGTTTGTTTCGACTAATCGTTAACGACAATTTAAAAACATACGGGGCGGCCATAAAACGCCGCCCTTTTTTTTAACTAAATAAAACTTATCAAAATGGCTTGTGCTACACTAGAAGAAATTCTAAAATCATGCGACAATAATAGCGGTGGTATTTACACCCTATTAATCAACCAACAAGACAACATTACGGGAATTACTACACTCGAAACGGGAACGAATTGGGAAGTAACTGCTATTACGCACACCTCTCCATATGTTGAACTTGAGTTCAAAAGAAACACTAGTAACTACACCGAAGACGGAACTATTGACTTAGTAAACGGGTCTTCTTACGTTACTCAAACTATTAACTTAGTTTTTCACAGACGCGACCAAGAAAAAAGCCGCGCTATTAAAGTATTAGGTTCGGGCCAGCAGTACTTGAACGCGGTAATCGGTGACGCAAACGGCAAATATTGGTACTTCCCTTACTTGCAAGTTTCAGCTTACGGCGAAGGTTCAGGAACTACCCGTGCGGACGGCTCTAAGTATTCACTTACTTTGGTTGCTGAAAACGAAACACTAGCTTACGAAGTAGACCCTACTATTATCGCTGGTCTTTTACTTTAATTCTTACGTTTCATAGAATAGTTAGCCCCCTCATTGTAGGGGGTTTTCTATTTGAACAAGTCCGTAATTTAATTTAATATTGTTATGGTTTACATTCAAAAGGACGAAGTCAACACCTTTGCTTTAACGCTTACGGAAGTTACTACAATCGTAGACCCTTATTATTTGTTCGTGTTTGAGGGTGAATTTAACACCGCTACCGAGCCTGTTTTTTGGGTTGGTGCTGACACGTCTAGTTTTCCAAATAGATACAACCTATTCACCTTAGAAGAAGGCGTAGACCTTACGCTTATTCGCGGGCAATATACTTACAAGGTTTACGAAAGCGTAGACCCTATTATAGTAGACGAAAACACGAATACAAACGGACTTAATTTAATAGAAGAAGGGCGCTTAGTAGTTGCGGGCGGTTCTATTTCTAGTATATACGACTAAATAAAATGGGAATTTTCGATAGATTCAAACAAGCAAAACCCGAAGTAGTAGAAGGATATCAAAGCTTTTCAACGCCTTTCGGTAAAATTGGACGCGGTGACTTGTCGTTGCCTTACGTTAACGGACGTTACCAAGTTTCTGGCTACGTTCCTTTCGGACAGGACAACCTTTACCCTGAAATCCTTAACCAAATTTACTACACTTCGCCTTTACACGGGGCTATAGTAGACTTTAAGGTTAACGCAACTATCGGAGCGGGGTACGAATTAAAGACGGACAAGCTTTCGCCTCAGGAACTTCTAGACCTATACACTTGGGAAAAGAAAATGAAGCTAGCTAAGTCTGTTAAAGCCGTTACTAAACAACTAGTAATGCACAACCGCGTTTATTTTAAGCTACATTTTGACGAAAAAGGTAAGCTTCATAAAATTGAAAACGTCAGCCCTGAAAAAGTCCGCGTAAACAATACTAAAACAATGTATTCACTTTGCGACGACTGGGCCTCTAGAATAGACGTAGAAGAAGTAAAGCCTTACCACCCACTAAATAGCGACAAATGTCAGCTATATAGCTACGAATTGCCTAGTATTGGACAAGACTACTACCCGTTACCGCAGTATTCAAGTGCTTTAAACTTCGCCTTTTTGTCGGGTGAACTTTCGTACTTTGCAAAATCAAACATTCAGAACTCTATTTTCCCAGCTTTCGCCATGATGTTTCCTAAACGTCCGCAAAGCGAAGAAGAAAAGAAGGTACTACGTGACACTATCGACAGAATGAAAGGCGCGGCAAACGCTGGTAAAGGTGTGGCGTTCTTTGCAAATAGTCCTGACCAATTACCGAAAATCGAAAGCATACCTACAAACCAAAACGACAAACTATTTCAAGAAGCTAGCGGGTTAAACACGGAGCAAATTTGTTTTGCCCATACAATCGACCCTATCTTAATGGGGGTTAGAACTACGGGAAGTTTAGGTAACGGCGCTGACATTAAACAAGCTTACGTAATCTTTGAAAAGAACGTCGTAATTCCGTTGCGCGAACAGGTTACCGAAATATTTAGCGAACTGCTTAATATTGCTAGACTAAAGGCGGACTTTACTATTAAGAATTTCCAAATCATTAACGACGCTATCGTAGAACGTGACGAAAAAACGTCTTATATCATTGACTCGTTAAACGCTTTAGAAGCTAGCCTAGCGCAAAAGGTAATCGAACAAATGACACCTAACGAAATTAGAGCCTTAGCTGGTTTACCACCTTTAGAAACACCCGCGCCATGATCTACTTTATTACTGAAACATACCTAAAGACGAACACGCCTATTACTGCTAACGTAGACGTAACAGACGTAACGCCATATATTGCTACACAAAGCGACCTCAGAGTTCAGCCAATTCTAGGAACTACGTTTTACAAGTATATGCTTAACGCGTACAACACACAGACCCTAACACCTGACGAAGAAACGCTAGTAGAGTTTATTCAACCTGTAGTGGCTTGGCGTAGTGCTGAGGATTCCGTCTTTGGCTTGTCTTACCAACTTAAAAACAAAGGTCTTCAAACACAATTCGGCGACTATTCGGGTAGCGTTTCACGTACTGAGGTTGCCTTTGGTATGGAACACTACGCACAAAAAGCTAGTTTCTACGAACAACGTTTGATTAAATACCTACTAGCTAACAAAAACCTATACCCGCAGTTTACTAGTCTTACAAATAAAGACACGGACTTACGCCCACAGATAGAAGCGTGCGACTGCACGGGTACGTGTTGGGGACGTTGTGGCCAGCGCTACAATGACAACGGCTATAATAACGCAGTAATGGTATTTTAATATGTCGACAAACGTTAAAGCATTCCTTTTCGCTAGCCTTTCGGTTCTTAGTCCTATTACACCCCTTGTTTTACTTGCGGTGTTTACTATAATTCTAGATACCACCTTCGGAATATGGCGTTCTGTTAAGAAAAACGGGTGGGCTTCGATACGTTCTAGACGTTTGTCGCATACAATTTCTAAAAGCTTACTATATACGGGGGCTATTACGTTCGTTTTTCTGTTGGAAAAGTTCGTAGTCGCTGACATTCTAGCGCATTTTATTTCTATTGATCTAGTTTTAACCAAAATGTTCACGTTCTTTTGCGTGGCAACCGAAGTAAAAAGTATTAACGAAAGTTACTATTCAGTTACAGGGGTTAATGTTTGGGAAAAATTCATGCAGTTTATCAAAAGAAGTAAGACGCAACTAGAAGACCTAAAGTAATGGTAAGAAGCTACACCGACACCGAACTACTAAACAAAGTAAAAGAACTAAATAACTATTCGGGTATTCCCGCTGGTTATTGGTTACTTGGTGTTCGTTCTAAAGAAGACAACCCGAACGCATTCGACGACAAAATATACCTATTCAAAGGCAGTCAGTTTATCGAGGTTACTAGCGCCACTACAAACGCGGGAACGCCTACGTTAAAGCAATTCGAAAAGGTTAACAAGAAAGGCGCAGCCGTCCTTAAGTCTGAACAATGGTATTACGACGTTTGGAAATACGGAAAACATAACGGCAAAGTCGACGCGTTACTGCAACTTGGCGCACCTGTTCAAGTCTACAGAGACACCGACAAAGATACTTCGAGCGAAGAACAAGGCGTTATAGACACGGGTTACTTCGGTATTAACTTTCACCCTAACACGTACGACTTAAGTAGGCCCACTAGTAATTTAGTCGGGTGGTGGTCGGCGGGTTGCCAAGTAGTAAACAACGTTGCCAAGTACAAAACTATTATTCGTTTAGTTAAACCTCAGAAATATGTCACGTATTGCCTCATTAATGAATTTTAAGGTATTAATTACCGCACTTCTTGCGGTGTTTATTTCTTCATGCTCCGCAAACTACCATTTGCGCCGTGCAATTAAAAAGGGTTACAGATGCGACGAAATAGCGGACACAATTAAGATAACTTCTATCGACTCAATTCCGTACGTTTTAAACGACTCTATTTACTTTGAAAAGGTATTAGTTCAAAAAGATACAATCGTTCGTTACAAGCGTTCTTTCGTGCCTAAAACGAGGTTTCAAACACGTATTGAATACAAACTAAAACGCGATACGCTTAAAATGATAGAAAAAGTTGAGGTCGTCAAATGGAAAACGGCTAAACGTGAAAGTGCAAAGCCTAATATTTTATTATTAGTTTTGGGTTTTGTAATAGGAATGTTTACGACTTACCTGTTACGTAACTTTAAAACAATTCTATGAAGCAATACAGGTACAGACTAACGCCACACGAAGCGGACATTGTAAACCAATACCGCGCTATTAAGAAACAGGCGAATATTTTAGGACTCGACGACAAAGACGTTAAGCATGGCTGGCTCAAAAACAAAGAAGCTAGCCTTTTTTTTAAGAACCCAAATTTTGAAACTGAGTTCGACATCGAAAAGGTAGACTTCGAAAAGTTGTTTACTGACGTTCCTAAGATTGAAATAACTAAGGTTAAAAAGAAGGACTACAAAGGCGAGTTTGACAAGCTAGTATTTACAGACGTACACGTAGGCATGGACGCCAGCGACAAAGGACGTAATATGTACGAAACAGAATGGGACAAAACTATACTTTTCTACAGACTTACGGAAATGGTAAACTTCACCCTAGCCAAACAAGAAAGTAAGGTACTATATATTTCGGATCTAGGCGACTTTCTAGACGGGTTTAATGGTAATACTACTAGGGGCGGACATTCGTTGCCTCAGAACATGAGTAACCAAGAAGCGTTCGACGTGGCCTTTATGTTTAAGGTCCGTCTTTTAGAAGCCTTAGCCCCACACTATGAACTTATAGTAATGCGTAACGTATGTAACGACAACCATGCTGGCGACTTTGCTTACTTCGTGAACCAAGCGGTTAAGTCCTACATAAACACGCAACTAAAAAACGTTCAAATAATTAATCAAACGTCGTTTATAGACTGGGAACTAGTCGGTAATTATTGCTTTGTTTCTACTCATGGTAAGGACACACACAATTTAAAACACGGCTTTAAGGCCAAGATAGACCCGAACCAAGTAAATAAGATAGTAGGCTATTTAAACACGCAACAACTTCTTAATAAAGGGTACGAAATCATTTTCGAAAAGGGAGACTCACACCTTTATTTGTTTGACTCAGCAACTAGCGACGTGTTTAAATACTACAATTACCCAGCTTTTAGCCCGTCTTCTAATTGGGTAGCTACAAACTTTCAGCTAGGACGTTCGGGGTTTATTCATTTTAACTACGGGTTATTAACAAAGAGCATAAACGAATACTTTTTTAAATAACTTTACGCTATTCATTCATAGTCTTGTTTTAAAGCCATTCTTTCGGGGGTGGCTTTTTTGTTTTTGTCAACTTTTAGGTTAAAAATAATTTACTATTTGTCAACTTTATAGTTGAAAAAACTGGACATAATCGGTAAAATTCCGACTTAATGCCATTTACTTCACATTACATAGTAAAAAAGTTTGCGTCTGTAACCCCCGTAAATACTACAATTCTAAAAAAATGTGAAAAAAAATTGTTAAAAAGTTTGGTATGTTTATATTTGTGTATATCTTTGTAAGGTCAATAAGGCACAACATTAAAACAAAACGCTATGAACAAAAAACAAATTACATTAGGTCAAGTTAAGCAAATTGCTTTAGAGGTATCTCAAAAATACGAGATAGTAAATAGAGGAAATTATTACAATGTAATCGATAAGAAAACTCGTCAATGCTCAATCGAAGGCGGCGATAAGAATTTAGTAAGTCACACACTATTTTGCATTGTGCAAAGCGCATATCTTAAATTGATTAATGAAAATGCTTTGTACTTTGATTGGAGAACTTACGGAGTTGATATTTCACTTGATAGAAAACATTACACGTTTAAAATCAAAGACAAAGTTGTAGAAATCTTGTGCGGCTATAAATCTTAATTAAACGAGGGGTGCGACTCGGTAACGCACATTAAAACGAAACACTATGAAAGCAACAGAAATCATCCAATTTATCCAAGCACGCGAACGTCAGCTTTGGGAAGAGTACCTTGAAGCACGCGACGCAAACGGCAACTTACACGCGGTAACAAAAAGACATTACGCCGTGTGGCAAGAAGTAAACGAAATGTTAAACCATATAACAAGTAAATAATGAAAGCAATTATTCAAGAATGGCGCGAATTGCCCGACTACGACAAAGACTTTTTTAAGCACATTGTAATATTCTTTATTCCGATAGCTTCAATCTTTGTTTGGCTTGTTTCAACCAACACACCGCCCGTTGTAGAGACGGAAGTAAAGAACCCACAAACTGAAATAAAACCTAACTATGAACTCAAAGGAGATTGGGCTAAGTATGCACAAGGAGTATATACTAGAAAATATGGAAAATAAATTTTACTTTGAAGAAGGCGACGGCAGTACCTATAGCCGTTCACTAGACATTTTAATTTACCGCGCCTCAGACGACGAACTTATAGGCGTAGTAGAAATCTTTTACAACTATGACAAAATCAACGACAAACAAAATTGGAAAATCGAAAGCACAGACTTCGAGCCCACAATTACAATCGACGAAGCAGACGAAGCACTGGACGAACTTCTTCGACGTGCAAACGACGAATTTCATGACTTCGCCAACCGATGCCACGAAGACGAAGACTACCACACCGACGGGAATTATTGGTTCATTTAGAGACTACAGACTTTCTAGGTACTGGGATAACTTTAACTTTGAATTGTACGACCGAATTTGTGAAATCAAAATGACTCAACTATGAAATATTTACTTACCTATTACATTGGATCAAGACCCGTTCAAGAATGGCGGTTCTATTCTAAAAGCCTAGCCTACTACGCAAAACACGAACTACTAAGCACAGGTAATTACGAAAGCGGTAAATTTAAACTAACGGAAATATGAGTAGACTAGCTTTAATACATGAACTAATCGAAATACACCAACTGACTGCAAAAACACGAAGACGCGAAGTCTTGTTTAAACGTTACTACCTATTCAATGAACTAAGGGAAGCTGGCTTAAACCTTATGCAAATAGGCGAAATCTTTAGTAAGAACCACGCTACAATTATTCACGGGCTACGTGTTCACAAAGAATTGTTAAGCTACAAAGATGCGGACTATGTCGCAGAAACGAAATGCCTAGCGGACTATTTAGGTGAAGCTAAGTTTCTTTACAATTCAACGTTTTTTAAACGCCCTAAGGAGTACGACTTAAGACAAGACGTTTTAGACGCATCAAACTACAAGCAATTTAAACGGGTGCAAAGACGTATTAAAATGGGTTTTTACGAAAAAAAAGAAGAACCTACGCAACTTATTTCGAATTAAAACGTCTATATTTGTACGGGTAGGCAGACCCACGTAAAACATTATTGAAACCCTTTCGACTAGTAGCACTGCCTTGCGAACGTTGAAGGGGTTTTTTATTTTAAGGCAGTAAAATATGAGGCAAGCATTTAACTTTTATCGAAGCTACTGGGACGTAGCAAAAGAACTGAACGACAAAGATCGTTTAGCATTTTACGACGCATTACTTACGCGTCAATTTACAGGTGAAGAAACAGAACTAAAAGGCTTAGTTAAATTCGCGTATCTTTCGCAAAAGCATTCAATAGACAAGCAAATAAAGGGTTACGAAGACAAGACAAAACGACCTTTACAATACCCTAGCCAAGACCCTACGCAAGGGGGTACGCAAGGGCCTTCGGTACAAGAGAAAGAGAAAGGGAAAGAGAAAGGCTATATACCAAGTAAAGACGAATTTATAGCTTTTGCTTTGGAGAAAATGCCTGACGTCTTAAAAGAAGCCGTTGGTTTGAAGTATGAAAGTTGGGTAGTTAATGACTGGAGTATTAACCGAAAAGGTAAAATGAGTAAAATTGTAAATTGGAAAAGTTCACTAATAAACACCTTAACCTACCTACCTAAAGACGAAAGTAAAAAGGAAAAGCGTTACGAAGACATGACAGACGGCGAACAAATAGCATACAATATGCGTAAAAGAGAACTAGAATATGCTAACAAAACAAGGTGACGCCTTACAATACTTACTAGACGTAAGAGACGGCAAAATAAAACAAGGTCTTGGGCTTGACTGCTACCTAGACGAACACTTAAAATTCAAACCTAAACAACTTAATATTATTTTAGGACATGACAACGTCGGAAAAACTTACTTCATAAATTGGTACTTCCTAGCGTTAGCCCTTAAACACGACTTAACCTTTTGCATTTGGTCGGGTGAAAACCAAAAGGGCCAAATATTGCGCGACATGGTTCAAATGTACAGGGGTAAGCCATTCAGGGAACTAAGCCATTCGCAAATTAGCGGTGACGTTGCATACCTAGAGCAATACTTTACATTCATAGACAACTCGAAACTATACAAACCCGAAGATATTTTAGAGCTATTTGAGAAAAGCGGGGCTAAGGTTGGTCTTATTGATCCATTCACGGGCCTAGATAGGGAAATGTCATTTGCTGGGAATTACGACTTTATGAATAAAGCACGTCAGTTTGTCAATAGTACAGGCATGACTATTTACATAAACACGCACCCGAATAGCGAAAGCGGACGTAATGGGAATTTATATACTGAGGGCGAATACAAAGGACACCTTAAAGCCCCCTTGAAAGACCACATCGAAGGCGGTAAAAGTTTCTTAAATAGGTGTGACGATATGTTTGTAATACACCGACTAATTAAACATCCTGAAATGAAATTCAAAACTTGGGTAAACGTCGAAAAAGTTAAAGACATGGAAACAGGCGGGCGTCACACACCTATAAACGAACCTGTAATGCTTGACTTCAACAAAGGTTTAGGCTTCGAAGTGTACGGAGTCGACCCACTACGTAAACACCGACCAAAAGAAATACAAACAAAAACACCTTTTTAAAATGGATCTAAACTTAAAAATACTATGGGCTAAGAATGTCATTTGGTGCGTTCGTGAACGAATTAAAAACGTACGCGAGAAGCTAGAAAAGGACAAACCAGACGCAAAGGACTACATAGAAGGAAGTAAAGAAAGCGAAGAACAACTTCTAAAAACCGAACTAGTAATAATCGAAATGGAAAACGAAATAAAAGGACTAAACCGCGAACTTAACCAACTGGCTAGACGTAACGCTGAACTTCGAGTAGCTTATCAGGAACTAAAAAACGAACTTAAATTTAAAGACATAGAACTATGAAAATGCCAAATGAATACAAAGGAAAACTTTTAAAAAATGGTGGTATTACATTAAACCAACCTAGAAAATGGACTCAAAAAGAGATAGAATGGTGCATAGATTTAAAAGAAAAAGGCCATTCAATAAAAGCTATTGCCGAGTCTATAGACAGGGATGTTTTACAGGTACAAATTAAAATGAAACGTATTGCAAAAAAAAGTAATACATACAATGAAAAGCACCTTGAAGACAAATATTTTCACAATGAATTGTTTTTGTCTGAAATAAAACCTAAAAGCGTACTAGATCTATTTGCTGGAGCGCATTCTTATTATTTAGACAAGGTGGATGAAGTATATACTAACGACATAGAAAGCAAATTTAATACTTACTACAACGATAAGGCGGAAAAATTAGTTTGCAAATTGTACTATGAAAATTGCAGTTTTGATTTAATTGACATAGACCCTTTTGGTAGCGCCTTTGATTGTTTTGATCTGTCTGTTAAAATGGCTAAAAAAGGTTTGATTATTACATTTGGCGAAATGGGACATTTGCGTTTTAAAAGAACTGACTACGTAAATAAATTTTACGGCATTGAAACGCTCGAACAATTTACTATCGAAAACTTAGTCAATGTAGTGTTAAAAATTGGTGTCCGTAATAGAAAAAAATTGACACCTATTTATATAAGAAATTGGCAAAACATTTCTAGAGTTTACTTTAAAATAGAAAAAATATAATGAACAATGATAAAATACAATGCTTTACCTGTTTCAAGTTTAAACCCCTTACAAGCTACGACGAAAACCGACGCGAATACGGACGACCAGAACGAAAAGGTAAACTATTTAGTTGTAAAAGATGCACACGCGCTAGAATGCTACGTGAACTACGAGCCGTTAGATACGACTTCGGAGAACGAAAGTTTATAGTACACCACTTCAAGAATAAAAACCAAGCCTTAAAATTTTTAAAAAATGACTTATGAGTATAAAAGAAAAATATACAATAAAATCGATTGACTCTTATTTGTGTAATGATTGGCTATTAAATAAACACTATGCTAAAAGACTATGTAGCATTTCATATTCTTTTGGATTATACAATGAAAATTTAATTTTACAAGGTGTGTGTACCTTTGGCATGCCACCTAGTCCAACTCTTTGTGAAAGCATATGCGGAAAAGAATACAAGGACATTGTCATAGAATTAAATAGACTTGTGGTAAATAATAACTTAGAAAAAAATGTACTTTCTTTTTTTGTTTCGAGTTGCTTGAATATGTTACCTAAACCCAAAATAGTAGTTTCTTTTAGTGATCTAAACATGAGTCATTACGGCTATATATACCAAGCGTGTAATTTTATTTATACTGGGACAACGTCAAACACAACCAAATTAATTGACAAAGAAGGCAAAGAATTTCATTTTCGAAATATTGGTCATTACCAAAAAAATAATAAAATCAATGTGTCAATGATTAAAAGACGAATAGACGAGCATAAGATTAACAGAATTGACATAGCAAATTATTTAAAACAATACAAAGGAAATTTTAAATACAAAGACTTAGATAAAATATTCGGTTACAAAGACACTTGTTCTCATTGGTTTCGTACAGATTCTGGATTTAGTTTTCCAAATATTGATGATTGGGTTGCACTCAAAAAAATATTAAATTTTGATGATAAACACGATAAAGAAATGTTGAACTATGAAATGGTAGCTGATTCTAACGAAATCATAAAAAAATTGGAGTTGCAAAAAATAGAAATACTCCCAAAAAATAGATATGTCTTTATTTGTGCATGTAAGAAAACAAGGAATAAAATTATTAAAACGATGAAATATGAGTCACTCCCATATCCAAAAGGCGAGAATAAAAATTATGACTCTAATTATGCACCCGTTATTCAAACACAATTATTTTAATCATGAAATGTAAAAAATGTAATAAGCTATTAATCTGGATGTCGGAAATAGATAGTTCTAATGGAGAAGTTCAATCCTTATATATCTGTCAAAATAAAAAATGCAAGGTCAAAACGATTAAAATAAAACTAAACTAATGAGGTGTAAAAACTGCAAGGAGAAGTTTGATCCTATTAAATTCAATCAAAAGCACTGCCTAAAAGACGAATGTATTAAAGCGTTTGTAGAAGAAGTTAAGGCTAAGGAATGGAAAAAGACTAAGGCCAAGCTTAAGAACGAAATAAAAACGAACTCAGACTGGCTTAAAGAAGCCCAAAAAGTATTCAATACATACATACGCCTAAGGGATCAAGGTAAACCTTGCGTAAGTTGCAGCGGTTCTTTAGGTGAAAAGTATGACGCTGGCCATTATTTCAGCATGGGCGGACACAAAGCCGTTACATTCAACGAAGACAACGTTCATGCACAATGCGTAACATGTAACCGATATAAACACGGCAACCTTTTAGAATATCAAATAGGCATTGAAAAGCGAATAGGCGCTGAACGACTGATAAAATTACATACTGAGGCTCATGAGGTGCGTAAGTATACCACCGACGAACTAAAAAAAATTATATCGACGTACAAAAAAAAGTGCAAGGAATTAAAATAAGTATTATATTTGCATATAACAATTTAAAAACAAGCTATGAAAAATTTATTTAAAGCGTTGGCTAATTTCCAACAAGAAGTGCCAGTAATTCACAAAGGAACTCAGGGGTTCGGCTATTCTTACGCCGACTTACCCGCTATTTTCGACAAGATTAACCCGCTACTAAAGAAACACGGGCTAGGCTTTACTCAGTTAATTAACGGCACAGACTTAGTAACGTGCATTTTCCACGTAGAAAGCGGCGAAACTATCGAAAGCACTACGGCAATACCGCAAGGCGTACAACTCAAAGGCATGAACGACTTTCAAGTTATGGGGTCTGCTATTACTTACGTTCGACGTTACGCCCTCAGTTCGGCTTTAGGCCTAGTTACCGACAAAGACACGGACGCAAGCGGTGAACAAGTAAAGAAATTACCCGCTATTGATAACAAACGCTTTCAAGACGCATGCAAAGCTATTGTAGAAGGTAAGGTAACTAAGGAAAAGATAACTTCAAGCTTCACTTTGACTGAGTCACAAACCGAAATGCTCGAAGCCCTATGACTGCTTTTAAAGTTCGATGCTCGGCACTTGGTAAAGTAATGACGTCACCGCGTTCAAAAAGCGAAATACTAAGCCAAACGGCTAAGACCTACGTAGAAGAACAAGTTTTACTAGCAAAATACGGAATAGTCAAGACGTTTAACTCACGTTACACCGACAAAGGTAACCTAGTAGAAGACGAAAGCATTAAACTAGCTAGCGAAGTCCTAGAGTTAGGCTTCATCTTAAAGAACGACGAACATTTTAGTAACGACTGGGTAACAGGTACGCCCGACGTAAACACGGCTAACTATGTTCTAGACGTAAAAAGTTCTTGGGATGCTACTACATTCCCGTTTTTCGCTACAGAAATACCGACTAAAGACTATTACTACCAATTACAGGGCTATATGTGGCTTACAGGTAAACAAAAAAGTTTACTAGTATACTGCCTAGTCAATACACCGCTAGACATGGTTCAAGACGAAATAAGACGCGCGCACTGGAACGCTCATTTGCTAGAAGAAGATCTAAACCTAATCGACGAAGTACAGAAACGACACAACTTCGACCATATACCCGACAACCGCCGTGTGAAAGTCTTTGAGGTCGAACGTGACGACGAAGTAATAAACGAAATAAAAGACCGCGTAGAACTATGCCGTGAGTATTTTAACACCCTTTACAATTTCCTATGAAAATAGAACTAACAACAAAAGAACTGCAAGCTATGGTACAAGGTAGGTCGCCTTATTATGACGTATTTAACCACCCGTTAGTTAAAAAAGCTGGACATTCATTTTGTGAGCCATACGGAAGTACAAGTTGGAGCAATTTAGATAACCTTACAAATGAGGAACTTTACGAATTGTATTTAATAAATAAAAATAGTTGGAAAAGATGAAACAAGAAGTAGAAGACCAGATAGTAAAAAGCGTGCTAGCGAAGTACGTCGAACGCTCAAACACGGGGCTAAAAAAATACGGCACGCCATTAACACGTGAAGACCTAACGTTAACAGACTGGATAAACCACTTACAAGAAGAACTTATGGACGCGACTTTGTATGTCGAGCGTTTGAAAGACGAAGTAAAAACCTTTAAACAACAAGAACAATGAATAAGAAAACAAACCTAACGGCCTATAAGGACCTATTAACAGAAATGAACGAAAAGCCTACGTTTCGCTTTGATGAACTAAGCCAAACACGCTTTGACGTTTTTAGAGTATTACAAGAACACGGCTACATTAAGAAAGTAGACCGCGCAGTATACACGTGGGTAGCTAAAAAACCAACCCTAGCAACTGCAAAACGCGTCGCTATCTTGACTATCGAGTATAGAAAAAGCTGGGACTCTAGCAAAAAGGACAAAAAAGACGTAAAGGACACCCAAATTAAAATTAAATTCTCAAACCCTAAACCTAAACCCGTGAATAAAGAACAAAAGCGCAACCAAATGGCTGCCATAGGTACGGCCTTCTTATTAGGCGCAGTCCTGACGGCTATTATTTATTCAATTATTACTAACTTTAACTAAAAATAACATGGAGAACAAAACAAACACGGGTGCAATTTTCAAGAACGACAAGAAAACGAGCCAGAACCAACCCGACTACAGGGGCAAAGTGAACGTAAACGGCAAAGAAATGGAAATAGCCCTTTGGGTTAAGACGTCTAGTAACGGAAATAGTTATTTTAGCGCGTCTTTTTCTGAACCTTACGTATCCCCACAAACTGCGCCCCTAGTTTCAAACGACGACTTACCCTTTTAAAGCATGATCATGTTTATTCAAGACGAAGCGCTAAGGCGTGGGCTTAAAGAATTGTTGAAAACACGAACACGAAACCAAATAGTAACCGAAATAAAAGAACGGACTGGCAAGTTTCACCACTTTCAAATAAACAATTTCTTAGACGGCAAAGACGTAGCCCTTTCGACCCTCATTAAACTAGACGAGTATTTATATAAACACCTACACTAGTAACTAGCCCCCGTAAAAAGGGGCTTTTTTGTTTAAAATATGTCTTGTTTAAAAATTAAACTTATATTTGACTAGAATTTAACCACATGGAAATACTACTTTACACGGCTTTAGCTTGGTTTCTAACGAACTTTGAGCCATTACAGGACCTGATAGACCGAGTCTTTACCGAAGTGCCTTTAAATCGCCTTACAATCTATTTACACGGGTTCTTTGGTTGTCCTAAGTGCATGGGGTTCTGGACTACGTGGGCTTTAAGCGGTGAATTTCTTACGGCGTGCCTTGTTTCTTTATGTTCTTACGTTGTTGACTTATGTTTAGCGAGGATGAATTACTAGAAATAAACGGAATACTAGGCAACTTAAACCCGCAAAGGCTTAGTAAAATGCACTTACGTAAGTTGCAAACAATTAAAAATAGGGTAACAGGGCAATACGACCGCCGTTGTTTGTGCGCCCCTCAGGAACGAACACAATTTTACAATGAGTTCTTACAATGGTTTGAAGCGAACGCTTGACAGGTACGTAAGTGAAAACTACGAAGAAGTAAGGGCTTACGCTAATTACTTTCTGACTCGTTATGTCAATAGTAAGAAGCTAGTCTGTTCGATGCTGAACGCTGACACCTGTATAAATAACGCCTATTTGCACGTTTTGACTATTACAGACGCAAAGACGGACCAAAATAGTGTAAAAAGCTACCTACTAAACACAATCAAATACCAAATTATTTGGAACACGTCTTTAAGCCACAAACAAGACGACATAAATAGTCAGTACCCTGACCTATTAGACGAACCCGAAGACGACGAAGTACTCGAAAAGATACGTTTTGAAAACGAATTTAACTTCAAAATGTGGTGCATTCAGAAATACCGCGACGAAATAACGAACCCCGTCGAAAAGGAAATAGCAAAAGTCTACTTTGACCTAAAGAAACAGACCGCCGAAGCTATGGCCGACTACTTTAACGTAAGTCGAACGTCAGCTCATTACATGATCAGAGACTTAAAACATAAAATCAAAAAAATTCAATATAGTTATGAACACCTATAAATTACTATACGTCGTTTCTACGCTGTCTTTTATGGCGGCTGGCATAGCTTTGGCTTATGAAGGTGACACAATTTATCTAAAAGTTCTAGGGGTTGGTGCAGTTGCGCTCATTTTAGGCCGTCTAGACGAAGAACTAAACACGAAACAAGATGAAAATTAAAGAAGAATACAAAGGCAAGACTATAATTACCTACGACTCAATTCTAGGACAACGCAAAGTAGAAGTCGACAAGATAGACCCGAAGCGTTTTAGCTACTACAATACTATCGGACTAGGCTATTTATTCGAAAAATCGACTATTTCCTACACGGGAATAGACCAAGAAGTTCAAGAAGCTGACGCAGTCGAAGAACCTCAGGCAGTCGAACCGAAACCAGCACGTAAGAAACCCGCTACAAAAACACGTAAACGCAAAACAAATGCCTCAGCCAATTAAAGGAGAAAAGAAAGACACCTTCATTAATCGTTGCATGGGTGACGAAGAAAGTGTAGGCGCATTCCCTGACGAAAGCCAGCGCTACGCCGTTTGTAACCGAGTATGGGAAACACACAGCCGCGAAGCTATGAAAGCCTACGTTAAAAGCCTTAAAAATGAAGTACGCAATTCTTGACTATGGCAAAGACATGGTAGACACCGCACAGGTAATTCTAAACCAATTACAAAGTGAAGGCGCGCACATGATTATTTACTTGACAGACGCCGACGGACTCCTATGTTTAGAGTACATAACGGAAGACGAATTTCTAGACCACTATAAAAAGACGAACAATGGCAAGACCTAGAAACATAAAAGACCCCGAAGAACTATATAGCTTATTTGAGCAATACGCAATAGAAACCAAAGGACGTACACGCAAAGTACCCAAAGCAACAAACAAAGGCGTCCTATATGAAGAACACGTACCCCCGTTAACTATAGACGGGTTTAAGACGTTCTGCAATAAGCAAGGCCAAGAAATAAATAATTATTGGTACAACGTTGGGGGAGGGTTCACCGAGTATATTAGTATCGTTACGCGTATTAAAGAAGAAATTCGAAACGACCAAGTCGAAGGGGCGCTTGTTGGGCAGTACCAACAGAATATCGTAGCCCGACTAAATGCGTTAACCGAAAAGACGGACGTAACCTCGAACGGCGAAAACATAAACGAAATTAAAATAAGCATTATTCGACCTGACACTAAGGAACTAGAGTAACATGGAACTAAAGAGTACAATAGTCTTTGAACTTAACTATGACGCGCTTTACAATAACGAGGCGCGTTTTATCATTAACGAGGGTGGCAGCCGTTCAAGTAAGACCTATTCACTTTGCCAGCTTATTCTAGTCTATTGCCTACAGAATAAAGGCGTGGTCGTTTCTATTATTCGTAAGACATTCCCAGCGCTTAGGGCTACCGCTATGCGTGACTTCTTTGAGGTCCTAAAAGAGTCGGGTATCTACGACAAGGCTAGCCACAATATGTCTGAGCATATCTACACCTTTCCAAATGGGTCTATGGTTGAGTTCTTTAGTGTGGACGACGAACAAAAGATTCGAGGGCGTAAACGTAACCTAGCGTGGTGTAATGAAGCAAACGAACTATTTTACGACGACTTCACGCAGTTAAACATGAGGACAGAACAAAAGCTAATCTTTGACTACAACCCCTCAGACTCGACAAGCTGGCTTTACGACCTACCAAAAGACGAAAGCATTCTAATAAAGTCCACTTACCGCGACAACCCGTTTTTACCTGATAGTATCAAACGACAGATAGAAGACCTCAAAAGAACGGACGAAGCCCTTTACCAAATTTACGCGCTAGGTGAAAAGGCTATAAGCAAGTCGAATATCTACTCAAACTTTACATTCTTACCGCACAGGCCCGCACGCTTTACTCAGTTCGTTTACGGGTGTGACTTTGGGTACAACCACCCGACGGCGTTAATGCGCGTCTACTGGCACGAAAAAGACATATTCATAGAACCCGTAATATATGAAAGCTACCTAACCACCTCAAACCTCATCGACCGCCTAGCTGAACTAAACATCGAAAAGGAAGTCGAAATAATAGCCGACTACGCACGCCCTGAGATCATAGCCGAAATGAACCAAGCGGGCTACAATGTTCTAAACGCGAACAAGGTCGTAAAGAAAGGCATCGACAACGTTAAGACGTTCGGGGTGTTCTGCCTGGAAAACGAATACCTAAAGAAGGAATATCAGAACTACAAGTGGAAAAAGATAGGCGACACAATAACAGACGAACCCGTGAAGCTTTACGATGATGCGCTCGATGCAACTAGGTACGCGACGACCTACATAAAAGAGCAATACTTCACCGACGATGCCTACTTCGCTTTCTAATTAAACACGGACTTAAAATAATATTGTTATGGCACAAACTACAATAGCACAACCGCAAAGCTTTACACCCGCTTACAACCCTATCAAGTACCTAATAGATTCAACGAACAAGAACCTTACAGGCTTCAAGTATATCTTTGACGTGTACGACGGCTCGATTAGAATAGGACGTTTCAAAGCATTACCGCGCATCAATGACGGACTAGGCGAACTAGACCTAAGTAGGTTCTTAAATTCTTACGTCTTGTTTGACTTCGAACCCAGCGTAACAACGGACTATGCGGCTGTAAATTGCTTCTTTAACTACACCCTAGAAGTAGGCGAAGAATATCTAGCCGAATTTACCTACACCTCAGCCCTAACCAACTCAGGCGGCAACGTCCGTATTAACGTTACAAACACGTTCCTGGTAGGCGACCAAGTGAATATATTACAAGCTGACGGCGGCGTAGCTAACCCTTTAGTCGAAGGCTTACATTCGGTTACCGCTTCAAGTGGTACGTGGTTTGAAATAGGCGTGGCTTGGGCAAGTGTTACCAATGCCAATATAGACGGCTCAGTTACCTACGCGGACAACCGCAAAATAGTAACCTATGGAATAACGGACTTAAGCGGCCAAGTATTCAACGGCGCTTTCAAGTGGGTTAACTTCCCGAACTACGAAGCTACAGACTACACGCTTAACTCAGCTACGAAACTTTGGCTTACAGACCAACCAAAGACTAACTTTTATTCTACCTTAGCACAGGACATTTGGCTTAACGCTAAACCAAAACCAAATAAGAAAATCATTTTTACCAACTCGCAAGGTGAAACTTTCTCAAAAACATTAAGTGCATTGTCGAGCATTACGGGTATTGCTGTAGGTCCTAACAACTTGGGGGTGCTTACGCCTATTGTAGGAACGTTGCCACTAATCAAACCCGACACAACCTATTACACGTTTTACTATGAAGACTCTGGGCAAGACTCGATAGAATACCGCGTAAACCTAGACCGACGTATTTCTATTACTGAATACGACCTGGTTTTTCTTGATCGCATGGGCTCTATGTCTAGCTTTGCCTTTCAGCTTAAAGCTTACGAACGTGGTGACGTGCAACGTGACGAATATAACAAAGACGTTCAGGGCTACGTTCAGGCGGGTGAATGGAAATACAACCCACACGAATACGGATTCAATACCTACTTTGTAAGTGCAACCAAAACGCTAGAGCTTACAACCAACTGGATGAACGACGACATGAGCCAGTACTTTGAGCAGTTACTTACTTCGCCACAATGCTACATGAAGCGCGCTATCTATGACTGCGACGACGTAGCAAGCGAACCTTACGTTCCTGTAATCTTAACCACGAATAACTACGAAGTCTTTAGACAACGAAACAAGAACCTAATCAAATACACTATAGTAGTCAAACTAGCAAATAACGACAATATCAATGGTTAAAATTGTATTACAAGGGACTACTAGCGTAAGCGGACAAGTAGGCACGTTTCAAAATAGAGTAATAACAGACGGCGGTGTTTTCGAAGCTCCTAACTGCTGTACTTCATTCTTAAAGACATTAACCACCGACGAAGTTCTAGGCGGGGTTCTAGACGTTAGACCCGACGTAAACGTGCCTTTGACTTTTTCAGTTGGTGAAATACGCGACATAACTAAGCGCACGGGTACGTTCTCAAAGACTATCGTCTTACCTTCGACCGACAATAACAACCGCATCCTTAACCATTACTACGACGTAAACATTCAGGCGGGTACGTTCGACGTTAGTAAACTTACCTATTGCCAAGTCCTACAGAATGACGTAATCATTTTAGAAGACGCTATCTTACAACTCATTTCGGTTAACAAGTCACAAAGCACCGACGCCCATGAGCAAGTTGTTAACTACGAGGTGTTAATAAAAGACACAAAGGCCGAACTATTTACGTCTATTACAAACGCTGAACTTACAGACCTAGACTTTAGCGACCTTAACCACTTTACAAACTCAGGTGTAATTGTTTCGACCTTTACAAACACGGAAGCAAACGGGTTTAAATACGTTATGCCTTACGCAAATGCTGGATCAAATAGCTACAACGCAAGTCAGTTCAAGCCCGCTATCTACGCAAAGACGTACTTTGATAGAATATTTGCAAATGCTGGTTTTACTTACGAATGGGCGGGGCTACAAGACGCACGCTTTGACAAACTAATTATTCCTTACAACGGCGAAGCAAACCAAATAGACTGGACCGACTACAAGGTTAAGGCAAATGCCTCGCATATTACTACCTTTAGCCAACCGACAAGTGGTAACTTTGTGGCGTTCTTTGAGAACTTAACGGCGTGGACTGAAACACTTGACTTACAAAACATTTTTAACCCTGTTACAGGTATCTATACCGCGCCTACAGACGTAGACCCGAACGCCTCGCAGTCTTACGAATTTAAGTTTAATGTAACCTACGAAGTAAGTTTCTTTAACCCTAACGCTAACCCCGTACAGCCGAACATATTCAATAGCCAAGTAGGGCAATACGTACCACAACCTAGAACATTTACCCCTTACATTCAAGCAGTAAACCCAGCGGGCACAGGTGCGTCTAGTACATTAACCCCTATAATCATTTCCTCACCTTTAGCGTCAGGAACTACTATATTCGGCACGTACTCAAACACGGGAATAACAACGCCTTCGGGTTATATTTCTACAGGTAACCAATTGAGGACGCGTGTAGGTCTAAACTCGAACATGACTTTCGGTACTTACCAATGGCGAACCGCTGCGGGTACACCTGTTAAAGTAGACATTAACATAGACATCATTGACATAAGTCTAGAAATAGTACCGAATAGCAACGTTCAACCTGTAAGTGGTAACTTATTAATGAACGAATACGTACCGCAAAAGGTTAAGCAGTCCGACTTTGTGAAGGCTATCTTTACTATGTTCAACTTATTTGCGGACATAGACCCCGACAACCCTACAAATATAATCTTAACGCACCGCGACGAGTATTACGACAACGGCGCAGAAAAGGACTGGACCTATAAGCTAGCAAAAGACCGAGAACAAAACCTAGAGTTTTTACCTGACGTTTCAAGTAAGCGTTTAATCTTAACTTACAAACAAGACGACGACACACCTAACACGCTTTATTACGGGGCCACAAAAGAAATTTACGGGCAACAGGAATATATCTTTAATTCTGAGTACGTCCGCGACATAGAAACAAAAGAAATTCTTTTCAGTCCTACACCGATAGCTCAGACTACATTCGGGGCTGTCGTTCCCATGATAGACGGACAAGCGCCAAAAACAAACATTCGTATTCTTTACGACGGGGGTTCAACTTCATGCGGTATCTATAATATAATTGACAGCGGCACAACGGGAACTTACAACGTAAACACGTACCCAGCTATTACCCACTTCGACGACCCTATTACACCTAGCTACGACATTAACTTCGGCACGTGTGACTTCTATTACTACAGCCCTCAGGTCTTAACGAATAACACCCTTTACAATCTATATTGGCGTCGTACCATTAACCAAATTAACGAGGGTAAAATGTTAAGCGCTTACTTCTATTTAGACGAAGGCGACATTCACAACCTAAAGTTAAACGACAAGATACGCATCGACAACTCATGGTGGAATATTAACCGCGTAATCGACTACAACGCAAACACGGAAGGTTTAACAAAGGTCGAACTTATTAGTGTCGATAGCGAACAAGAACTAGCGCCTTTCATAACTAACACAGGTACGACTGCACCAAGCCCAACAACGCAAGGTAGCGCGGCTTCAGTATTGCAGTCTATGGCTATTTCTAGTAACGTAGCTTTGCAAGGTTCGAACGCTGCAATATACGGACAAGGTAACATTGTAGCGCAGTCAGTTAAAGGGGTAATAATTGGCGACAATAAAACGCTAAACGAAGACGGACTAATTACACCTAAAATAAACGGGGCGGCTGTTCAAAGTCAAACCTACGTCGTTAATCTTTCACAGGTTGGAACTAACGACCCTACGGCTATCGACTTAAGCAATAACATAGGGGTGGTAACATGGACACGAACTTTAAAAGGCAACTATCTAGGCACACCTACAAACCCTTTCGACGCGCTTTATACTTACGTAATGATTAATAGTAATGAGCATGATCATTTGAATAGTGCGTACATAAACACGGACGGGAATATAGTAGTTAAAACCACGAACACCCAGAACCACCAACACAACGACGACATACTTAATAACACAACTTTAGAAATTCGAACCTACTAGGGTTTAATATTGTTATGAACGAAGTACAAATTCCTTTAAAACTTACGGGCATTGGCTCAATGAAGGCCGAATTACGAAGCCTGAAAGCTGAAATAGCCGCCGCTACAGACCCCGCACAAGTAGAAGAACTTGCAAAGAAAGCGGGTGAACTTACGGACCGAATAAAAGACGCTAACGACGCCGTGAATGTCTTTGCCTCAGGGTCTAAATTCGAACAAATTAGTAACTCGTTCGACGGCATTAAGTCAAGTTTGATGTCTTTGGACTTCGAAGAAGCTAGCGAAAAGTCTAAAGTCTTCGCGAGTAACTTAGGTAAGATAGGTAAAGCTGACATTTCGGGCGCAATTAAAGGCATTACAGGAACGATTAAAACACTTGGCGGGGCTTTTGTTAAGTTAGGTATACAGATACTCGCTAACCCTATCTTTTTATTGGTCGCGGTTATTGTTGCAATAGTCGCGGGTATAGCCGTATTTTTGTCTAAGTTGGGAATACTTCAAAAAGCGTTCGACTTTTTAATGATTCCCGTTAATGCTATTATTGACGCGTTTAAAAAACTTACCGACTGGCTAGGTTTAACACAATATGCTGCCGAAGAAAACGCAGCTAAGATGCAAAAGGCAAACGAGAAGGCCGCCGAAAGTTCTAAGAAACGAGTAGAAAAAATAGGTAACGCCTACGAAATAGAAATAGCGAAAGCGAAAGCTGCGGGCAAAGATACCACCGACCTAGAAATAGCTAAGTCTAAAGCCATAAACAAGGAAGCGGAAAAGCGTTTAAGAGCTGCGCAACAAGAATACGCTATGCTTCAAAAGATAGCGAACAAAGACAACGCTGAACGCCGTAAGAAATTACGCGAACAGATGCAAGCTGAAAAAGATATTCTAGCAAACGGACGTAAAGAACAAAGACTTCTACAAATTGCCGACGACCAAGAACAAGCGCAGAAACAAAAAGAAGCCGCAGCCAAAAGACTAGAAAACCAAAAGGCCTACGCTAAGAATAGACTAGACGCAGCGCGTACTATTAAGGACTTAGAAATAGCTTTAATAGAAAACGACAATGAACGCGAAATAGCTACGACCAACGAAAAGTATAAGCGCCTAATCGAAGACGTAAAGAAAAACGAAAACCTAACAGGCAAAGAAAAGGTCGAACTTACCAAGCTATACGAAAGCCAAAAGCAAGCCGAACTAGACAAAGCCGCGCAAGTTCAAGTAGACGCCGAAGCAAAACGACAAGCACAAATAGCGCAAGCAATTAAAGACAACCAAAACGCCCAACTTCAGCGCGAAGAAGAATTTCAAGAACAATACAGACAGCTAACAATGTCGGACCAAGAACGCGAACTAGAAGAAGTTCAAACGCGTTACTTTGAGCTTATTGCACTAGCTGAACAATACGGCCTAGATACCGCTGAGCTTATTGAAAAGCAAAGAAACGAACAAGCTGAAATTAATAAAAAGTACGACGAGAAAGAAAAGCAAGCTAGACTAGATAGCATCGAAAAGGCGAAGGCCGAACGCGACGCAAAACTAACTCTAGCTAGTGACGTAGTAAACGGAGTCGGTGCTTTAGGTAATGCTTTTATTAAGGATCAAAAGAAACTAGAAAACTTTAACAAGGCTACAGCGTTGGTTCAAATTGGTATCGACACAGCTAAAGCTATTTCGTCTTTGGTTGCTGCGTCGCAAGCCAACCCATTGAACGGGCCGACAGGTGGTATTGCGGGAATTGCGCAGTTCGCTAGCGGTATTCTACAAATTACCACAAACATAGCAAAGGCAAAACAAATTTTATCTAGTCCAAATTCGTCAGCGTCCGCAAGTTCTTCTAGTTCTAGTTCTTCGGATAGCGGTTCAAGTGCTGCGTCTGTAGTACCGCAAGTCAATCTATTTGGACAAGGTAACAACTTAAATACTGCGGGCGCTACTGCATCGGTTAACACTTCACAAAACTTCGTCGTTCAGGCGGTCGTAAGTGAAACCGACATAACAAACACACAAAACAAAATTGATAAAATAAAGAAAGGGTCTGAACTATGACAAGTTACCAAGCGCTTATTAATGAAATTACTGACTTCTACGACAACCATATTCAGGTTAAGAAGGTAGGGTCTGACTTTAAAGAACAAATGTTTAACTTCGCAACTAAGGATGAAAAGTACCCTATAGTTTATATAGTACCTGTTTCAGCTTTGGCCACCGAAAACACGAACGACTTTATTCTAGAAATTTATTGCTTTGATATTATTCAAAAAGACCGCGCAAATATTAACGTAATTTTGTCCGACTGCCAGCAAATTCTTTACGACCTTTATACGTACTTCATAAACTCGAATAACTACAACTTCGACCTAGTAGATACACCTAGTTTTAACCCGTTAAACAACGACTTACTAGACTATGCAGCGGGTTGGGTTATGACTGCTACCTTTGCCGTAAACAATTGGACAGACTGCGCCGTGCCACTTAAACAAGAACCGAACTAAATTTAATATAGTTATGGCAATCTATAACCGCTCATGGCTACACACAATAGCCCACGACTTACAAGCCCCCGACGTAGACGGCAACCTTTGGCAATCAATCTGTAAGCACTACGGAATAACACAAACAAAAAACGGCACATGGCTAGAAGCACTATGCGACTTTTTCAACGTAAATAAAGCCGACGGCGAAGCATGGATTCAGGCGCTAGCTTTAGACTTTGGCGCTACAGGTCCTGTAAACGGATCATGGATTGAAGCCCTAGCCCTACAGATTCAGCAAAGCGCTGACTTAATCGACTTATTTTTAGCACGCATAAACACGGACGGCGGTACGTTTGAAGCCGAAGTCTGCCTTGAAGAAACTTTAAATTCATTTGAAATATGAGCCTATTAGATACTGCCTCTTTAATTGTAACGCCAAACGGATATAAGGAGGGTAAATTATATTCCGTTATTCCGTCGGACGGAAGTGGCGACTTGTCAGTAACCCGAGCAACCACCGCAACACGAGTAAACTCTGCTGGCTTGGTGGAGTTAGTGCCTTACAATTTGTTGAGTTGGTCGCAAGATTTTACAAATGGTTGGTACGCTTATTTAGGTAGTGTGACTGCCACCGCAAATTATGGAATTGCTCCTAATGGAACTAACACAAGTACAAGGATTTTATTTACTGCAATCAATCAAATTTGGGCAAAAGCTATTAGTGGACTAACAAATCTAAATGGTACTTTTTCAGTTTGGATAAAAGGAGTTGCTGGTCAAACAATAGCTATCTCATACGGAGGTACTGACAATGTTGTAACACTACAAAGTGGTTGGAATAGGTATAGTGTTACGGCAGTAGGAACAATAGATTTTATTTTTATTGATACCTTTAGTTCAACCGCAACGGATATAGAAGTTTGGGGTGGTCAAGTAGTCGAGGGTTCAACCGCTAAAGACTACCAAAAGACGGAAACAAGACTTAACATACCACGACTTGACTACTCAAACGGAACTTGTCCAAGTTTACTTGTAGAACCGCAAAGAACAAACCTCGCTCTTTATAGTTCGTCTTTTGACAATGCGGCTTGGGATAAGATAAACGGAACAATGACCGCCAATGCCACAACTGCACCCGATGGCAACACAACCGCAGAACAATGGGCTGGAGATGGCACTAATACAATCCACGACTTTTACCAAGCGTTTACGGGTGGTTCAACTACCACTTCAAGTATCTACGTAAAAAAGAACACCGCACAATTTGTTTACATTTCACTTAATCATCAAGGAACGGGTACGGATTGGGCAACGGGTGTTTATGACCTTGACAACCTAACAACTGCAACCTTTCAAAGTGGTGGGGTTACGAACCAAGTAGCTACAATTTCAGACGAGGGCAACGGGTGGCGTCGAATTACTTTGAGCGTATCAACAACGGATGTCAACTTGTTTTGTATGTATGGCATCGCAAACTCTTTAAGCCCGTCTTTTGGAGCAAATAGAGGTAGGGTTGTATTCAGCACTTCAGCTTCATTCTATGCTTGGGGTGCACAACTCGAAGCGGGTTCTTATCCAACTTCATACATTCCTACAACCTCTGCAAGTGTAACACGCAACGCAGACGTAATATCAAAGACGGGTATTAGTTCGTTTTTTGGTACAAATCAAGGTACGTTCTTTTGCGACTTTATAGCACCAAGCACAGACTCGTCAAATACTCAATATATTTTTGACGTTAGTGACGGTGTAAATGGAACTACAAATAGACTTGCGTTCTACAAATTGACTTCAAATTCTTACCAACTTTTTACAAATACGGGTACAACTATAACAATCAATGCCAACACAAGAAACAAATTGGCAATAGTTTGGAACGGAACAAATGTAAAAATCTTTGCTAACGGTAGTCAAGAAGCATCTATAACCTACGCAAACACGAACCCGTCACAAATTAATTTAGGTGCTCGTTTTAACAACGTAGAATTTGGGAATGTATTTTTTAACGCATCTGCTACTTGGGCAACCGCTTTAAGTGATACTCAATTAGCAACCTTAACAACTATCTAATGAACGTATTTAAACTGACATACGAAAACAAGGAACAAGCAACCGCAGACCTTAAAGCCAAAGGTATTCTCATCGAAGTAGAATTCAACGGAGAGAAACACGAAGCATACGGAAACGGAGTTCAAGCGGTTGTAGAGATAGGATTGATTATGGTAACCCCTCCCGTAATGGATGGAATGGAAATAGTAACCCCACCCGTTTACGCTGACGGTTACCACTACGACGTTATGAGTTCCGAGACATACGACTTCGGGTCAAACCTTGTCGAACCAAAGAACCCAAAGCACGCATTCGCTGGGCATAGTGTTAAAGAAGAGTTTCCTTACGAACCTAACTTTTTAGCAAATGGCGTACAAGAATAACGGCGTATTCAATATTAAATACAAGACGCGTAACAAGATAGCCCGCACGCTAAAGAAAATTATAGCGTCTGAGGCCTTAATCGACACGGGAAGTTTATACGATTCGATACGTATTAATGCGCAAATACCCGCTTTAGGTGAACTAGAAATTCAAATTCTAGCTATGTACTATTTCGGGTTCTTGAACAATGGGACGCGTAACATGGCAGCCTTTGAATTGTGCGCAAAACTTACTGAGGCCCTAAACGCTGACGGCACAACCGCCGAAATCTTTCAGCAGTATACCGAATGGATGGCAGAACGTTACCCTATCTTAGAAGTAGCTAATATTTTAGGACAAAAGAAAAGCGTTATTTACACGTTCGAACCTATAGGCGGTTCGTTTACCGACGATCTACTATTTAGGGGTTTCTAAGTAGCCCATTTCCTTTCTCATTGAAAGCATATTAAACACGAAGATTAAGGGCAGTTCACCGACTGCCTTTATTTTTGTTATGTCACCTTCGCAAAGGTCAAACAAAAGACTTTCCCAGCCCCACTTCTTAGACTTCTTGGCTTGTTCTTGGGCCTTAAGTTCTGCCTTGTAAGCTTCTAAGCTATCAAATTCTTTAACGTCTAGGGGTTCTTCTAGGTCTTCGTCTTCGTCTTGGTTAAAAAGGTTTTCGTATTTCTTAAGAAAGTCTTCACGCCACTTCAAAAACTCAGGAATAAGCCCGTATATTTCCGTAATATTCAAGTCTTCAAACTTGTCGTAAGCTTCAAACGGACTAAATACATACGGCTCAAACTCGATGTGCCCCCACTCGTCGGACTTAATACGCCTGTAAAAGATAGAAACTATATGCGAAATGTGTTTTAAGTAGTCGTTTGACACGAAATAGTTCAAGTCTATGAACTCGTCTAGGGTTAGTTTTTTAAACGGCTTTAGAATGTACGTTTCACCTTCTAGAATTAGTTCGTTTTTGAGGCCCTTTTTAGGCTCGCTAAGAACCCACTTAACCGACTTGAATAGTTCGGATAGTTCGACTAGAGATAGTTCTTCTAGTTCGTCGCTAGGTACGTCTAAAAGAATAGCAAGCGTTTCTAGTTGCGTGTTAAAAAAACCCTCAGCGTCTTTGAGTTCACGAAGTTCTTTAAACTGGTATAGCTTAACTTCATGCCACCCCTTCGGTACTTTCATTTAAGCTTTGAACTTGTTTGTTAATTGTTTCGGCAATAGCTACTAAATAAGGAACTGCTACTTCGGCGGGTAGTTCACGAATAATTTTAGACTTTAGTTTAATGTGTGCGTCGGTGTAGTGTTCTGTTTTACTTAGGTCGGTACGTTTGAACAAAACTGCTAGGGCTTCCGAAACATACCCTTTATGTTTGTGCGCTAGTATCTTTTCAATATGCTTTGTGTCTTTAGCCGTAAGCTTAAAGTCTTGGTCGTAGGCTTGGTAGGTGTAGCCGTCGTTTTCAAATCGTTTAAGTAGTACGCCGTCGGGGTTCTTTGCCGTATTAAAAACACGAATAGCCTCTTTAAAGTCTTCAAAGTCCATGTCTTCTACTTCGGGAACGCCCATGTACTTAAATACTTCTAGGTGTTTTTCTACGTGATCCATGTCAGCGTTAGCGTGGATACTAGTAATGTCTTCGAATTGTTGAATAGTTAATTCGTTTAACTCGTTCGGAATGTCTTTGTTACAAATTGTTACCATAGTTTTTTTGAACAAATATAAGCGTTTTTTAATATGGTTATGGTAAACGACTTACCCATTTACAAAATAACTATCGACCCCGAATACTCAGACGGCGAAGACTTAGGCATCGAACAAATTGCTTTTACGTCAAACCCCGCTATCAAAGTTAAGGGCATGGCATTCTCAAACGTTACCAAGCGTTTCTTTTCTGATGAATTAAAGTACCGCGTAACTGCACCCGCTATGATTCCTATGGAAATATACAGACGCGACGACGAAGCGGGCGAATACTACGTACAATTCGAAGAAGAAACTATCGAACAAATCTACGTTAAGTTTATGCGCGACCTACAGAATAGGAACGTGTTTAACTTAGAGCATGATCAAAGTAAAGAAGTACCCGCGTACATTCTTGAAGCGTGGATAGTTGAAAACCCAACGCAAGATAAAGCCTATACTACCTACGGCATCGAAGTTCCTAAAGGGACGTTAATGTTAACGGCGCAAATTACCGACGCTGAATACTACAATAAACTAGTAAAAGACGAACAACTAGGCTTTAGCATCGAGGGTTTTTTGGGAATGAAATTAAGTAACCAATTAACTAAATATAACATGAATTTCCCAGACGGAGAACACCTAATTG